TGAAAAGCACAATGGAAGATAAAGTATGACACATGATGAACTACAGGTTATCTTAGCAGGGCATAAAGAGTGGCTTAAGGATAACACAAAAGGTAAACGTGCTAACCTACGTGATGCTGACCTAAGTTATGCTGACCTAAGTTATGCTGCCCTAAGGGATGCTGACCTAAGTTATGCTGATCTACGTTATGCTGATCTACGTTATGCTAACCTAAAGGGTGCTGAGCTAAGTGATGCTGACCTAAGGGGTGCTAACCTAAGTTATGCTGATCTACGTTATGCTAACCTAAGGTATGCTGACCTAAGTGATGCTAACCTAAGGTATGCTGACCTAAGTGATGCTAACCTACTTTGTATGGGAAACCATAAAGAGCTAAAGACTGTGCAACTTGATAAGTGGGACGTAGGTTACACTTATGACACACTACAGATTGGTTGCCAGAGACATGCTATAGAGAAGTGGCTAAAGTGGGACACTGAAGCTGGCCGTAAGTGGATTAGTTTAATGGATGTTAAGGCACTTGAGTGGGCAAATAAGTTCTTGCCTATGGTGCTTAACTTGATTAAAGTCTCCCCAGCCGCTAAGTAGTACTTTACCTAATTAAACCTTAAGGAACAAATCAATGACTAAACTAAAGAGGTAAACTATGAAAATCCTAATGCAGTATTCAAAATCAACAAAGAACACGCACATGTACTCTAACGATGCTTCAGATGCAGCTATTCCAACGTTGTACATCAAAAAGGTTGCAATGGAGAAAAACCCGCCACTGGAAATTGAAGTGTCCGTTGCTGAATTTGGCGAAGGCTAATGGCAAAATTAGAAGTCTTTTTTATGCGAATATACACAAAGCTATTTGGCAAACCTAAAGATCCAGTAAACTATCTACGTGGTACTAAAAAGTAACACAAACTCACATAAGTGGTTATTGCAATTAAGGTTGCTTTTCCACTGTATATATAATACAGGTATTTGCTACTTGCACCTGTTTTAAGATAAGTAGCATTAATGAATATTAAAGAAACAAAGGTAAGAAAATGAAATTATTTGTAACAACAGCATGCATTCTAGCTGCGGCATCGGCATCAGCACAAGAAGTATCAGAATTTGGTGGTCCACCAGTAACTTTCTCAGGTGGTGTTGAAACCACTGTAGCAAAGACTGCAGCAGATAAGTGGGGCGCAACTACAGATTTTAATATCGGTATTAACGCACTTGGCAATGTTGACGTATTGATGGGATTTGAAGCTGATGCTGCAGGCGCGCTTACACTTGATGAGTGGTCAGTTGCTTCAGTAGTCGGCGGTGTTGGTTTTGCGTTTGGCGACCAAGATAACATCTTCGTAACAGCAGAAAGCGGTACTACTCTTGAAGATCCTGCAATGGCAGAAAGTATTCAATTGAGTTCTATGGGCGCTACGGTTGCTCTAGGGTTCACTGATATCTCAGCTGATGTAACCGACATCGAAAATGTACAAGCCGCGTACGCGGTACCAATGCCTCTAGTAACTATGGTTTCTGGCGACTATAACCTTGACTCGAAAGAATGGGTACTCGGTGGTCGTGTTGATACTGACATCGCAGCAATTGGATTAGGTACAACAGTAACTTATGGTTCTGCCTCTGAAAACTTTGCGTTTGAAGCTGACGTAAGCGCGTATGGTATTGTTGCTTATGTTAACGGTGATCAAGGTGATATGGCACAAAACGTAGGTGCTTCAATTACTCGTGAGATTGCTGGGCTAACATTTGAAACTGCAGCAAACTATAATATGGATTCAGCTAAATTTGTTCCAACCGCAAAATTGGGCTTTAACTTCTAAACTGAAGTCAAGCACTAAACAAGGAGGCTCTTAACGGAGTCTCCTTTAAATAATAAATTTATGATATGACAAAGTGGAGTAATATATGTCGAACAAATTAAAAGAACTAACCTGGGCGCATCATCAATCCGCAGAGCGTCGAGTATTTGCTAAAGAACTTATTTCTGGTAACATTGATCCTGAATTATATTACAAATTCTTACAATGCCAATACCTAAACTACAAAGCGCTTGAGAACGCTACTATCATTCCACCAAGCCTCAGTGTTATCCATAGAGCACCACGTATGTTCCAGGATATTCGCGAACTAGAAACTATGTTTGGTTTTGAACCAGACGGCGTATTCCCAGCTTCAGTAGATAAGTATATCACTCACATTGAAACACTAGCTGCGTCAAAAGACAACGAAGGTCTACTTGCTCACATGTATGTAAGACACTTTGGTGAACTTCACGGTGGCCAAATCATCAAGAAGAAAACACCCGGAAACGGTCTGATGTACGAGTTTGCTGGTGATACTAAAGTTCTGATTGAAGAATTTAGAAAGCTTTTGAGCGATGATATGGCTGACGAAGCTAAAGTGTGTTTTGACTTTGCATCTGAATTATTTGATGAACTATCAAAAGAAATGCTAAACAAAGCATCTTAACTATTGACACATGATGCATTCCATTATATAATTGATACAGGAATTAACGAAAAGGATAAAGATATGCAAGAACAAACTCAAGTCACAGCTGAAGAAGACGATATTGAAATTGCCCCTCTTAACAAAGATATGTCTGCTTCTGCTCGAAGAGCTGCTAGTGCAACCGCAAGGGCTTCGCGCCGAGCGATCAAGCAAGTACGTGAAAGTAAAATTCTACGCGCTTGGGCAAAAGCTCGAAAAGCTCGGAAATCAAAATAATGCAGTTATGGGATAGACTTAATGAGTACGCAGATCAATTGCGTACTCGTTTTGATGATAACTTTCATCGCTACGACAATAGTAGTTATACGAAAGATCTACAGTTTGAAGGTTGGAATGATATTTTTTGGCAGTCAGATGAAATCTACAAATGCCATTTAAAGATTATTAATCCAGCAGATGGTAAAGGTCTATGGTTGATGCACGTAAACATATTTCCAGAAGTTGGTATTGAATTGCCTATTCTTGGATTTGATATTGTTGCTGGTCCTAAGAAAATTACCGGATCGTTTATGGATTATAGCCCATTGCACGGGTTTGACCATCCTTTTAACAAACACATGAAAGAACAAGTAACAAGTCTAGAATGGGTTAAGCCACGCGAACTTCCACCTTGGGCTGCAGAAATATTTTCAGAAGATATGATAGCAGTTGGTAATATTAATTCTGAAGAAGAACTAAATCAGTTTATTAGTGTTACGTCAGGATTAGTAGATTATTACCTAGACAACTTAGAAACTAACGCATGCGTATCAATTCGTGATACATTGCCAATGTTAAATAAGTATTGTGAAAATCAAAAAATGAATCCACACTTACATAGATCTATTCTTGCTATGGGTATTTCAGAAGAAGCTAAAGAGCGCTATGTAAATAACGTGTTGTTTGAAGAAAAATAATGGATTATGCAAAAAAAGAGTTGACAGTTAGTGGATGTTGTGATAATATAGCTATATCGAGTGGTACAAAGCAACTTAGATTTGGAATCCACTTATTTGACATAACTGTTGTCTACTGTATCAATTGTGGTTCTGTAAAGACAACATCTAATATACGGGAGAAAGAGTATGACAGGTAGCACGATTATGACTGAAAAGGCAGGTCAATCACTGAAGGCTGATTTTTTCAGTACTGACACCGGCGCAGGAATCCGTTGCTTTATTAACGGTGAGTTTATTAAAGAAGAACTTTATGAAAGTAAAGACATCCAGTTTGCCCAAGCAAGTGCAAGACGTTGGGTAGATGGGATTAACCCATTAAATGGATAACGAAATAAAAATGATAACTCCAAGAACACCAGAAAGAGTACACCACGATATTCAGAACATGTTAGCTGCTGGTGTCAATTACATAGATGCTCTTGTAGAGTATGCCGAAATTAACGGACTTGAAATTGAAACAGTTGCTGATATTGTAAAGAAATCTTCTATTCTAAAAGAAAAAGTACGTACTGAAGCAGTTGCAATGAAAATGGTGATCAAAGATGATAAAGACATCACAGAGTTATGCTAACGAGGAATCTTTTCAGTGGTACGTAAAGTATCTTGCAATGAAAAGACATTTCACGTCTGATAGTTATGACTACATAAAGTATCATGGAAAAATAAAAGCATCGTTTGACAAGTTTAGAACTCGCAATGACGCTTATTTCTTTGAAAAGCTTGCACGTAAAGATAATCCAGAAAAGCTTA